GGTCCGAATCGACGCGGCCTTGGAGCTTGACCGTGAACTGGTTGACCCCGGGGTTGTTTCCCGAGCCCGCGGTCTGGTTGACGAAGACCCCCGCGTCCTTGAAGAATCCGCGATAGATCCGCTCCTGCGGGTCGTTCTGGGTCCAATAGGTCCGGAACATGTCCCCGTTCGCCGTCGCCGTCCGCTGCAAGAGGGGCAAGGCGTCGACCGCTTTCATGACCCCGAACATCGGCCCGTTCATCTTGATCCTCTCTTATGGTTCGGGGGGCTCGGGACCGAAGCCCCGGCCCCCCGGCTTGCCTGTCGACTAGACGCCCTGACAATCAAGCAGGACGTAAACCACAACCGCGAGATCCGCGGTCACGGCATCCCAAGTCCCGGAAGTCGTGATCTCGACCCCGAGCTTCTGGCCTGCCGCGAACGGAACCGCAGTCTGAGCGAACACGGCCGAAGCCGCGGTCGCCGTGGTCAAGGTCTGCGTGCTAGCGGTCTGCTCGGTCCCGTCGATCGTGGCACCGACGGTCAGTGAACCTGCCGTCGCCGCCGCGCTCGTGTTGACCGAGATCCCGACAACCCGCCCGGCCCACGGCATCGACAGTTCGGAAACTGCCAATGCCATGCCGCCGGACACCTCTTGGATGTTGATCTGGACGTCGGTCTGGCTCGCAGCCAACGCGTCCTGGACGAACACGAAGGGCAGGACCTGACCTCGGGCCGCGATCTGCTCGAACTGCTTAAGCATTCTCGCTCACCCTACAGGCTGATGTTATAGATGACGCCCGCGCCCTCGATGCCGGACGCCGCGCCCGTCGGGGCGTAGCGGCCGAAGCCGAGGCGGAAGGACGCAACCAAGCGGGACTGCTGCATGCCGGGCATCCGCTCCAGTTCGAGGGTGACGGCCTTGCGGATGCCGACCTTGAACGCGTTACGGTTGAAGGCAACGATCTGGCCCTTGGTGTTGTTCGCCGCGGTAGCGGAGATCTTGCCGTCTGCCTCGGTGAGACCCATCGCCATCGTGCTGATGACGGGATTCCCGAGGATGTTCCCGATCTGACCGACGAGGACGCCAGCCTGCGGACCGAACTTATCGACGGTGACGACCTGGTCAAGCTGAGCGATCGCATCGGCGGTCTGCGGGTCGCAGACATAGATCAGATCGCTTCCGCGGACCGGGTGACCCCAATCGATCTTGTAGGTCGAATCCAGCATCTTACCCTTGAGCCCGGCAAGCTGAGACAGGGCAACCGAGCCCGCGGCATTGGTCGCGTTGTTCGTGTTGTCGACAAGGCCGACGTGACGGAGACCATCGAAGGCAAGGTAGAACTTGTCATCGGCGGGGTCGGCGTCATCGCTGTTGATGTTGCCCGTGGCCGCGTTGGTCGTGTCACCGTTCAGGATGACGCTATCCGAGTAGAACGCGAGGCTCGCGGCAACCTGCTGCCGGACGAAGGGCAAGAAGGGGATGATCGCATCCTCTTCGAGCTCGTACGTCCAGATCTGGTTGATGAGCATCTTCTTGGCGGTGACGCTGACCCGGTTCGAACCGACCCGGCCAGTGCCTGCGAGGAAGCTGTTCTCGGTCGTGTTCTCGGCCGAGAGGATGGGCTCCGGCAGATCGGCCACGACGGGCAGGTAAGCCGAGGGGTGAAGCATCTCGAAGGTGTCGATCAGACCGAAGATCCGCGAATCCTGGCGAGCGGCATCCCAGAGTTCGGAGACGTACTGGACGCCGACGAGCTCCTGACCGTACCCGGCCGCGCCCTCGTTCTGAGTGGCCTTGCGGTAGGGGATTGCGTCAACGCCCTTCGGGGTGTTGTAGATGTAACGGTTCGAGACGGCCTCGTAAGCGTTGACCAGTTCCTCGGACATCGGCTTGCCGCTGGACTTCATGATGTCGTGCAGCATCTGGACATCGCCCGAGGTCAGACCAGCGAACTTGCTGCCCGCGGTGTTGGCATCGCCGCCGAAGGCAATCTTCCGGGCCATGCCGGGGTTTGCCTTGACGGTCGCCTCGATCTCACCGATGCGGCCCTCGAGGCTTGCGCCCTTGGCCTCGACCTGGGCGACGAGGTCGCTCAGGAGCTTCTCAACGTCGCTCACTTGTTGGGTCCTCCAATTGCGGCCACCGCCGCTTTAAGTGCTGCTACCAGTGTTTCCGGGGTCCGGTAATCTTGTCCAGACCCCCCCGCCTTCGCGGAGTCCTCGACGACCGGGGCTTCTTCCTCGGGCATCTCTTCGTCTTCGTCGTAGCCCTCGAGCATCGCGTCAACAACCGCGGCCGCGGCGACCAAGTGATCCCGCAGGCTCATAAGCTGTTCATTCTTGGCCATGGGCTTCTTCGGCTTGTCGCCGCCCATGCCCTGCTCTTCTTCCATCGGCTTGTCCATGTATGACCCCTTGGCGAGTTCCGCCACCGACTCCGGCAGGTCGACGCCCGCCTTGTCATAGTACCGCTCCACAACACGCGCCATCCGACGCCGATCTTCCGGGCTCAGGTTCCCCCCGCCCTGACCGCCTGCGAGGATGTTCGCGATGATCTGGATCGGCCTGATATGGGCGACAAGACGATCCTCGACGACATCGGCGAAGGGGTACCCGTACCCGCCGAAGTCCTCTTCCATCCCCTCGCGGACAAGCATGAAAGCCCGGGCATACCGCTCCCAGTCCATGGAGTCCTTATCACCCGACCCGTCGGACGAGGCCCACCGACGGACCCGCTCCTGGGCCGCGGGTTGATTCCACTCGAGGTCATCCGGAGCGAGGGGAAGATCCCCGAAGGGCTGAACGGCCTTGACCCGGAGCGCGGTCGGGTTCGCGGGGATCGCGACAAGGGAGACCTCGAGGAGTTCCTTCTGGACGTGATGCATGGTCCGGCCTTCCTTCCTGCGCTGGGTTGACCGGAATCCTACCGATACCGCGTTGAGCATGCCTTGCTCGACAAGGGTCTTGGCCACCTTGCCCCGTTCCGTGGCCGCGAACTCGATGTCCACAACCCACCCGGAACCCTCCCTTCGGGGCTCACCCACGGCCTTCCCGACGATGTCCTCGATCGATTCGTAGCGATGGGTGTCGAGGATGACCGGGTTCTTCATGAAGTTGCCGAAGTCCCAGCCGTCTACCTCGACGACTTCGCCTTGCCGATCGAGGGCGTCGGTGGTCATCACGAAGGACGCCTTCCCGTCTTTCAAGGACAGGGGGGCGCGGAACTCGCGACGATCCCGAAGCCGTTCTTTCTCTGACATGATCACGTCTCGCATATGGTCCAGACCCCTCGAGCCTATGACAAGCCACTTGATCTGCGCAACCACCCCCGCAAGCCGAAAGTCCTCGAGATGTCGAGCGGCCCACGCCTCGCGGAGCCGCACCGCCTCCTCTTCGGTGTCGGTCTCGGGGGACCGACGGTCCCGGGCCATGGGCGCAAGCCGATTGAACTGCCTGTTCCCGAGGATGTTTCCGCCCCGATCCCAGATCTCGGGCCATTCGTCCTTGAGTGCCTGGGCCTCGTCGAGGGGGAAGAGGGGATACCTGCTAGACCGCAGGGACACCGGGGAGTCGCCGCCCGCCTCGGGGAAGTTCGTAATCGGCATCTATTCCAGGACCTCGGTCTCATTAACGCCCGGGGGGACTTCCTCGACATCCGGGGCGAAGCCGACGATCGCCTCCATGCTGCACCGACAGTTGATGTCCTCGCCCGGTTCGCCCAGTTGCCCGGGGGCTGGCCCCGAGGCCCCGGACACCGAGACGAAGTTCTCGCCGATCGGCACCCGTTGATCGTGAAGAATCGCGTGGGTTTCGCGGGTCCGGTCGTCGAGGGCCGCAAGCCACACCTTGGCCTGAACGTTGCCCGACTGCCGGAACCCTTCCTCGAGCCCCCCGTTGTAGGCCCCGATGACCTCGGTCCGAGCGATCATCTCGGCCCGCTCAGGCCGGAAGGCCGGGAGGTCCTGAACGATATCGACGAGGTTGTCGATGCTTGTCCCGGCTTCCATCGCCCGGGATAGCTTGGTCTTGAGTTCGCGCCAAGCCGAGTCCGCAACCTGCTCGACGAAGCGTTGCTCGCGCCTGCGAAGCCACCGTTCCGCCTGCGGGTTCCGGGCGTCGAACGAGATCCCGACCCGGGCCTTGAGCAGACCAGACCGTCCCCCCGCGGCGAAGGCCCGGTCGATGACCGGGAACGTCGTCCGGTAGGCCTCGGCGATGAAGTCCCGGTTCTCGTCGTCCTCGTCGAGGTCCAGGTCCCCGGCATCGGCCTTCGTGGTCCCCCGGATCTTGGCCGAGTAATGCGCGATAAGACCTTCTTGGACATCCCGGACCGCCGAGGTCATCGACCGCTCGAACGGACGGACCGCCCGGTCCCGGGCTGTCATCGCCGCACGGTGAAGGACGGACCCGAAGGCCGGGACCTCATCGATCCCCCCGAGGACGGAGACCCGCCCTCGAGGGCCTAGACTTTTCCCCGCAGGACCCGCAGTTCCGGGGCCGGGGCCGGGGGCTCAAGTTGCTCGGCCTGCGGCACCGGGAAGATCCCCGGGGCAAGGGGAGGTTCATCGCCCCAGGAATAGCCCTCGCCGCCCGCGGGGAGCAGGTCTGGGCGATAGACCTCGAGGAGCTTGTTCAGGGGAACGCCCATCGCGTGGAGCTTGACCATCTGATCCGTGATCTCGGTCTGGTCTTCTTGCATCGCGGGGATCTTCGAGAAGTCGAACTCGAGGACAAGGTTCGGGCCGAACATCGGCATCAACTGCTCATTCAAGGCCCCGGCGATCCTGCGGGCCTCGGGGATCACGCAATCGGTGTAGAAGGCCTTGTCGGCCTCGGACACGTTGTTGTAAGTCGCCCGCGAGAAGTCCTGAAGTTTCGTCGGGGGGATCTTGTAGGCCCGGGCAACGTCACCGAGGGTCCAGTTCAAGAGCTCCATGAACTGGGCGTCCGAGGGCGACAGGGCCGGGGTCTCGATCTTCATCGCGTGCGAGAAGACCGCGAGGCGATGCGCCCGGTCCTTGCCCTTGAGCCGCAAGTTCAACTGTTCCTCGATGGACATCCGTTGTTCCTTGGTCAGGGCGACGCCCTGCTCGGCCGGGTACATGATGCCGCCCGGGTTCATCCCGTTGCGGAAGATGTTCCGGTTAGACTCGAGGGCATCGAGATTCGATTCGACCGACAGCCTCGCCGCCTCGAGCGGGGACAGGCACCGGAACTCGTTGGCCGGGTCGGGGATACCGTGAATCCAGACCACGTCGTCAGGATCGAGCCGGACTTCCTTGTTCTCGGACTTGTAGAGGAAGCCCGCGATGTATTCCGTCGGATGCGGCAGGACCCGCATCTTGGCCGCGTTCGCGAACCAAAGCTCGATCGGGACTCCCCGACCGTCCTTCTCGACGACAAGGAAGGCTTCCCCGTAGGTACACATGGAAACCTCGACGGCCTCGAGAAGCCGCCCCAAGGTCCAATGCGGATTGACCTTCGCGAAGAGGTCATAGGCCGATCCCGAGAAGACTTCTTCGCCGTGCTCCCCGGAATAGTCCATGATCCGGACTGGGATCGCGGACAAGGCCGAGGACCGCAGGTCCGTCGCGGAATAGACCGCGGTCGATAGCTCGACGACCTTGGACGCCGAAAGGCCCCGCCGCTCGTCACCGAACGTGAAAGACCCGAAGCCCGCGTCGGTGGTCACCGTCGCCGCTCCGAGCCTCCACGCCTTGACCGCCGCGTTCCACCGATCGAGGATGCCCATGGGTCAAGGGTACCGCGGGCATCCGGCCCCGTTCAAGACTGGGCCAGGAAGACCCGCTCGAGAAGTTCCCCGGTCGACAGGCCCGCGGCCTCGGCCTTGTCCTTGATCGCCTGCCACGCCTCGGGCCTGATCCGAAGCATCGCGTTGATCCGTCCGGCCTTCTTCCCCCGGCCCGACAAGCGGGCTCGGGGGGTCTGGGTCGTGGTCTCGGACATTAGATGGCCTCCCCGTTGAACTTCTTGAACATGGTCTGGACATGGGCCGCATTCTCGGCCCGGGTGAAGAGACCGACTTCCTTGTATCCCGCCTTGAAAGGCCGGAACTTCTTGATCACGAAGGGGCACTCCGCAAGGGTCTTGGCCCACTGTCCGGTCTTATAGTTGATGCCCGCCCGATCGACCACGAAGAGCCAACCGGGGTTGAGTTCGGTCAACTCTGCAACGATCAACTCCGCCACTTCCTTCGATTCAGTCTGGTAAACCATCGCCTCGGCCCTCCTTCGACCGTAGGAATATCATAGCAGGTTCTAGGTAACTTGCAATAGGTTTGCGAAAGATTCCCTAGAAAGTTTTAGGCCCCCCGGGTTAGGGGGGGCCTGAGTGATTATCCTCCGATATGACGCGACATCACTTCGGCATCCGATGCGACATCGGAGGACCATCCGCAGATCGTCATGTACGCTCCAAGAAGTGGGGCGCATCCGACGACCGCGTAGCCGTTGCCCGTGGATTCCACGAAGGCAAGAGCTCGATGAAGCTTGGTTCCCTTTGTGCTGCGGCAAAGAAACGCCCCGGGAACGGTCCACGTCCCATCGGCCTGCTTGTAGGCCTTGACGTTTCGGGTTTCGCCACCGAAGGTGACCGGAATCATTTCTTGATTGACCATCGCCTCGGCCCTCCTTCGACCGTAGGAATATCATAGCAGGTTCTAGGTAACTTGCAATAGGTTTGCGAAAGATTCCTAGAAAGTTTCAGGACAT